CACACCAACCCAAAAGCCCATACAAAGAGGGCAGTGAAACAAAGTGTTCCATTTCTTTGTATAATCTTTCTTTGGTCTTATGTCTTCAAATATTTTTCCGTGGACGAGGATAAAAGTCATGCCATAACAGGCAAGGATAAAATGCAATAGTTCCACTTTTACCTCTTGTTTGCATATTTCGTAAAGATTTTGTTAAATCGATTTCCTCCACGAGAAATCAACTCACCTTCAAGTTCATAAAGCTCTTTCTTGTAGAGAAACTGCTCGTTCTCATAATGTTTTGCAAAAAGTTTCTCGTAGAGAGCTTGATCTTTACTAGTGTCTTTCTTGGACAACGAATGGTTTATCGCAGGAAAGCCTCCTCCATCATCACAATCATCATCTGGGTCTGGTGTAGATTTGTTGTAATCAAATTCTTTATTTCCTGCTTTTGTCTTGTTCTTCATGTATTCGGAGTCATTATCTAACTTTTTCCAAACAACAGTTGCTTGATCCAAAGTGCCACTAGTATGATCAGATGTAAGTCCAAAGCCGAACTTCTTAGCAACAGCGAAAGCCATTCTATAGATTAGTTTCCCAAACTTTTTCCCATGAAGTTCTGGTTCAACATAAACCCTTGCGACTTCAAAAGTATTTGGAATACATGGCTGAAGTGTCTTTTGTAATTTGATGTAAGCTACAATATAAAACTCATTATAACCAACATCCGGCATCATGTGATATAAAACAATGTAGTGGTCATTCATACCAGCTTCATGATATAGTGACATTGGCCCGACATCAGTGTCAAAGTATCCCATCGGAGGAGCGAAGTCTTTGCTCTCCGACAAAATATATTTTTTCCATTTATCGTGGAAAGACATTAGTACGTATACCTTCCGTAAAGATAAGGCGCAAAGAGATTCTTTTGAAGAATAGAACCCTTCTCTTCTTCGTGTGGAACTTCACCAAGCTCTGTTGCGTGTTCATCGTCCGGATTCAATAAGTTGTCTTGCATCATATCATCATGAGCATCTAGTGCATTAAACATCGGCTTTTCTTTTTGTATCCATTCATTTATTTTGTCCAACACCAAAGCAAATGGTTTTTTTATACTTTTGTGTGCATTTAAAATTTTTGCTTCCATAGACCCATATATATTGCCACCTTGAATAGAATCGTATTGTATTATACCTTGTTTTTTAAGATAATCAAATAGTCTTTTCTCTGCACCATATACGTTATCGCTTATCACATCTTTTGCAAATGCAACAACTTTTTTCTGCTCAACCAATACCATTATGTCGATATGCCCATGGGCAAACATCATATAATCTCCGTTAATTGCCCTACGAAAATTTCCTTTGCTTTCCCTTTTTATGGTGTTTTTATTAACGTGTATGTCAACTGTTGGAACAATATCGATATTAGTTCCTTTATTAATATTAACGCTAATTTTACCAGCATTTTTTTCTGCTGGTGTTCTTACATCCACTTCAATATCTTTATTGATTTTAACGTTAACAGGCATTATAATTCCTCCATCAAACCTTGAATATAAAATAGTTTCTCGACCATTTTACCATCCAATGGTTTCTTACTAAAATCTTCCAATATTGTAGAAACTTTTTGGAGCTGAACGCGTTTTGTTTCTTCTAAGGTGTCTTCACCTATTGAAAGTTTTTCGGAGAGTTTTTGCTTTAAAACTTGGAGTTCTTCGTTGATAAAACATTTGAGACCAAGTCCGTTATCTGAGAACGATGTGATGTAGTTTGTGAGCAGGTTCTTTTGATTCTCCTTAAGTGTGTTCTTATATGTGTCGTTGAACTTACCAACGAAAGTTTTGTATGTAAGGTTATCGATATGTCTCATCTCTTTTTCTTCCACTTGAGATGGAATGAGAATTTGTTTCACTTTGGTCTCGACCATAAGACGATTTTTTGCCGAAGACTTTGTATCTTGAAACCATGACCCAACAGTTGCAATGTCTTTATAGTTTGGCACGAAATTTGCAAAGACATCTGTTCCGAGTTGTTTGTTGATTTGATTGATCAGTTTTGTTTGAGAATTGAAAATAGCTTTACGATCAAGAGCATCATAATCTTTTTTTGTCTCAATTAGAAAACGTTCTGTGAAGTCTTTAGTCATCTTATCTTTGTTTTCGAGAATTGATTTGTACAGCTGAAGATCTTCATGTAGTGGAGAGCCTTTGTGAAAGTTTTCCTTGATCATTCCGAGAATAACTTTCTTTTTTGTTTCTTGACTATAAACAACAGCTTTCGTCAGTTCCTTTACTAGAGATTCGTAAAGAAAAGCGGTATTTCTTTTCTTATTGTGTTTCATTGTATACTCCTAAGTTTCACGATTTTTCTTAAGTTGGGCTAATTTTTTAATTGCTTTTTTTCTTTTTTCACTAGCTGTCATTGGTGGAGGTGTTAACGGTTTATGTCTTTTGCTATTTTGTGCTTCCAATTTCTCTATATGTTTACGAACAGCATTTAGCGCTTCATCTTCGTTAGAGGGCTCTCGTCCAAAAAACAAGTCATACAATACATAAATACCCCCAGCGCCAAGCATAAGAGTCGTTGGATCGATATCCATTTCCATCAAATCCATCTCTTCTTTTATAATTTGTTTTATTCTACTCTCAGTTAGTTTCATCTTTTTTCACCTTCTTTAGTAATCCTTCGATCAATGTATCAACTTGTCGAGATGTATTAAATAGTTTCTGTTCTTCTCTGTCGTTGATTTCTTCTGTTATTCCGCGAGCTAACGAGTCTAGACCACCAAAACCAGATTTACCTTGGAATGTTGAACGGTATGTATTTCCATATTCACCAGTAGCTTGGCTCTTCATCTGCTTCTTTAAACCACCTTTGGAATATGATGTTTGGTGTCTTTCGTATTTTCCTCTTTTATATTTTGGTTTATCATCGCGTTTAGCAGGGGGTTCGGCCAGGAGGACATCTTCAGTTTCATCACCCCCTTGGGCACCAGCAGTCTCGCCACCAGCAGCCTCGCCTCCGGCTTCACCACCCAAATCTAAACCGCCACCTTCATCTCCTCCGCCGAGATCAAGACCACCGCCGGTATCGCCACCGAGGTCTCCGAGTCCGCCACCTTCGCCACCAGCTTCAGCAGGTTGACCAGCGGCTTCTAATGATGCAGAGAATTTACGGTCAAAGAACATTCTCTTTGCATTCTCAGATACTCTTTCGTCGGATACACCAAGAAGGTTTTCGGCGACCCATCGACGAGAGAAGTATCCTTCTGTTGCATTTGCAGCAACGGAGAATTTCTTTTCCCAATGTTCTAGTTCTTGGAGTTCAGCAATCTTAGAAGGATTGTTTAGTCCAAGTTTGAAAGAAAGGAGATCATCGTTTCTATATCCTAGTGTGAATAGATGAATGATTCCGATCTTTTCCAATTCCGAAACAACAACCCTTTGAAGTCTTTGGATTGTTCTTGCGAAACGAATATCTTTCTGTGCGAGAGTTGTCTTGTCTTCTTGCGCTCCTTCTCCCATTGTAAGGTAGGACTGTGGAATTTTAAGAGCAGAGAAAAGTTTATCTCTCAAATATTTTACATCTTCGATTGTGGCGGTCATTGCGCCACCGGGAAGATTCTGGATATCTGTGGCTGAGGTTCCACGAATGGGAATGTAATAATCTTCTTCAATTGAAAGAGGGTTGTAGCGAAGGTCCAAGCGGCCTGTTGTGGGATCAACAACTTGGTGTCGCTTCATTTGTGTCATGACTTTTTGCATGTACTGCTCAACATCTTGAGGAGGGATGTTTCCGACATCAATCTTAAATACACGACGCTCAGGTGCACGAACAATACGATAAGCCATCATGGCGTCTTCAAGGAGAGTAAGTTGTCTCCAGATTCTACGAGCAGGTTCCAAAACAGAAGTTCCATATGGAGCATGTTTGTCATTGCCAAGAATACGAAAGTGAGCCATCTGCCAGTTCTCAAAAGTCATTCCTGCGGAGTTCCATTGAAACTGGACGTAGTTTGGATTTGTTTCGTCTTCTCCTTCAAGTCTTTCAACTTCTTGAGGTGGAAGACCGATGCAAGCTTTGATGCCGTCCTTTTCTTCAATATCTAAATAAAGAAAGAGATCTCCGTATTTACACATGGTTCGAGACCAACCAAAGAGATTGTGTTCAACATTCATAATGTTGTGATAGAGATTCTCGAGAACTGTTTTGATCTCATCATTTGGACATTTGATTCTCAACATTGGTTGGATAGATGAATGTGTTGTCATCTCATCGGCATAGATGTCTAGCGATGAAGCACACTCTGGTGTGTATTCCATTTGATCAAAGTCTACATAACGTTCTGCTCTGTTTCTGTTTGATATCATGTTAACCGTCATGATGTTCATGGGGTTGTATTCTTGTTTCTTAAACTGCTTGCCAGAGGCTGATGTGAATCTAGTTCCATAAGCATCTAGATGGCGACGTCTAAGGGCACGTCCATGCTGAGTTCTTCTTTGTGTAATCGGACCGGAAAATAGCTTTGTTAGAGAGCGGAAAAGACTATTCTCGGGATTATAGGGATTTCTTCCTAGTTTGTTTTTTTTGGGCATTTATCATCCTTTGAAAATCCAAGCGAAATTTTTTGCGATATTTATCTCTTCTCTATACTTAGTTCCGAAATCTTGATCATACCCTTCTTGGCCTTTGATGGTTGTATTCATTACATTCTTCTTCATATACATCCCATCGATCATGGCTTTTTGATAATCCATGTCTTTTTGCGAGACTTCTAGAGCTGTATCTCTAACCCAACATGTAATTGCCAAGCACATAACAATGTCATCATGATAAGATCTCATAGCTTCTGGTTTGCCATTATTCCAAATAAAT